CAGTGATTTGACGCAGAGCGGCACTAACCTTGTCACCAACCAAGTCAACATGACTGAAGGCAAGGCACCAACCTTCGTTGGTTCCACTGCTGTCTATCTGACTGATTTCGGTACGCTCGACATCACGCCGAGCCGCTTCATGAGCAACGACAAGCTGTTCGTGATTGACCCGAACTTTGTCAGCCTTTCGACACTGTCTGGACGCAACTTTGCGGAAAATGACATTGCCAACACTGGTGATGCTGAGAAGTCACAGATCGTGACTGAATGGGCATTGAAGGTGAAGGCACCGAAGGCGCATGGCGCAGTTATCGGACTAAACGGCAGCTAACAGCCAACTACACAATACTGGAAAGGGCAGCTTCGGCTGCCCTTTTTTATTGGAGGATTTATGTCAAAACGCCTGATTAAGAAAGATGAGGCATCTGGCAAAGAAGTTTGGATGCACGACAATGATGGCGACTACATCATTGAGGAAACGCAGCACGTAGACCCGCTGCTAGACCAAAACAAGAAAAAGGCTAATGAGTGGCAGCGCGGCAGCATGATTGGCGATACGCAGCGTCATTGGCAGCAAGTTGCTGAAATACCCAACGTAGTTTATTTGCAACTCGTTGAAAGGTATGGCGCGCCGCGTGACAACCCGACTGCTTGGAAGCGTTGGTTGAACGACTACGACAACAGATATTTTAGAACCGGCGGTGGCAGCTTATGAGCATCAGCACATACAGTGAGTTAAAGACGGCTGTTGCCAACTTCCTCGCGCGTACAGACCTGACAACGCAGATACCGGACTTTATTCAGCTTGCAGAGGCGCGCATGTCCCGCGAGTTAGAGACGCGCAGCCAAGAAAAGCGTGCCACTGCAACGCTGACGGCAAATGATGAGTTTGTGGCATTGCCAACTGATTTGCGTGAGGTGCGCGAGGTAAAGCTCAACACCAGCCCAAACACTGTATTGGAATATCGCTCACCCACAGCACTGGACAGCCAGTTTAGTGGTGCGGGCGGCAAGCCGCTTGCTTACAGCATTATTGGCACTGAGATAAAGTTTCGCCCAATACCTGACTCTAATTACACCGCAGAGATTGTCTATATCGGCAGTCTGTCAGCACTTAGCGATACAAATGCAACCAACAACATCCTTTCCCGGCACCCTGACGCTTATCTAAGTGGGGCGCTGGCAGAGGCGTATGTCTACTTGATGGATGATACGCGCGCACAGCTTTACGACACAAAGTTTGGACGAGCGATTGAGGAAATCAAAAAAGACGAGCAACGCGCCCATTATGGCACTGGGACGCTCCACATGACGAGCATCTACCAGCGGCAAAACTCTGTAGCATCATAGGAGTAAAAGATGTCTGCACTTTCCGACTACGCTGAAAACAAGGTGCTGGATGCCATCGGTGCAAACGCCACCTTCACAACGCCTAGCGCCGTGTATCTTGGCCTGTCTACTGGCTCTTTCGCTGACGCAAATAGCGGCACAGAGATTAGCGGCAACAACTATGCCCGCGTGGCGGTGTCATTCGGCGCAGCCTCAAGCGGTACGATGTCGAATGATGCGGCGATTGAATTTGCCGCGGCAACCGGGTCAGGCTTTGGCACGGTAAGTCACTGGGGATTATTCGATGCGGCCAGCGGCGGCAATCTTTTGGTGCATGGCAGTTTTTCTGCAAGCAAAGCTATAGCGTCGGGTGATGTACTTAAAATCGCAGTCGGTGATCTGGACATCACTGCCGCCTGATCATGGCTATTGCAAAGCCGAATCTGGATGAAATTACGACGCCGCTCGACAGCATCGTCGGCAGTCTGGACGATGACAACGTACTAATCAGACTAGACTTCACTCGTCAGTTTACGATGGACGAGTTGGACGATCTGATTGGCAACCTCGACGCCCTAGATGTTTACGGCAATCTCGACAGCATCCCAGCGTTTGATGTTACCTCTGCCGCCGCCACAGCCAATGTCGCTGTTACAGGCACAGGCACTATACAGGTGCCGGTACTGGCGCAGGCCGCAGCAAGCATTGCGGTCACGGCCACCAATGCGTTTACCCGTATTCGCGGTGTCAATGCATCTGTAACCGGCGCTGTAACATTTGCCGCCACGGCATCGTTCATCGCACGCATGAGCGCAGCCGCTAGTGTGGCTGTAACGGCCACCAATGTTGCGGGCCGCATACGTCATGTATCTGCTGCCGCGTCTGTCACAGCAAGTGGCACAGCCATCGGTATCAGAATCTTGAGTTTTGCTGCAAACGCAGGAGCTGCCATCTCGGCAAGCGGGTCAACTGTAGCAGTCTTTAAGGGTGCAGCCGCAGCCACGGCAACAGTCACCGCCGTCGTCATTGCCAAGATACCGGGCGAGGATTGGACAAACGTGGCCGACGAAGGCGAAACGTGGACTATTCAAAGCGCCGGTACAGAGGTGTGGGCCACGCAGACGGGCAATACAAGGGATTGGCTGACGCAATGATTAAATACGGCGAATGGCTACCAGATCAGCCACCACTCAATAATCCCGGCGTGACAACGGCGACCAATGTGGTGCCAGCGGCAGAAGGCTATCGCAGCTTTCCGTCGTTTGTGAGTTTCAGCAACGCTGCCACTGACCGGATTCGTGGCATCTTCGCAGCAAAGGACACGGCAGCAAATGTGTCTTTGTTCGCAGGCGATGCGGGCAAACTATACAAATTCAATCAGTCCAACAGCAATCTGGTGGATGCCAGCAAGTCAGGCTCACCGGCCTACGATCTTGCAGGCGCAGAGCGGTGGCGGTTCGTGCAATTCGGATCAACCGTTGTTGCGGCTGGCGGCACTGGCGAAGAACTGCAAAAGTTTGCGCTTGGCAGTGACAGTGCCTTTAGCAACCTTGCTGGCTCACCTCCAAAGGCAGATTTTATTGCTGTCGTCCGCGATCAGGTATGGACTGCCAATATTGACGAAGGGTCGGGCAGGGTGCCGTTCAGAGTGCGCTGGTCGGCCATCAATGATGAAACATCGTGGACCGTTGGCACCAATCAAGCTGACTTTCAAGATGTGTTTGGTGGTGACGCAGGCGCAATCACAGGGCTGACAGGCGGTGAGCAAGCCACGATCCTAATGGAGCGGGGCATTGCCGTTGCGTATTATGTTGGTGCGCCGCTGATCTACCAGATCAACATGGTAGAAACATCGCGTGGCTGTTCCTTCCCGAATAGTGTGGCACGGGTCGGCGGGCTTACATTCTATCTCGCACAGGACGGCTTCTTTGCCTTTGATGGAAAGCAGAGCCAGCCTATTGGTGCAGAGAAGGTCAATGAGTTTTTCTTAAAAGATTTTGACGACGCACACACTGACAAAATGTCCTGTGCTGTCGATCCGTCAAATCAGATCGTTGCTTGGTCATATGTATCAGCTAATGCCACTGACGATACGCCTGACAAGATACTGGTTTATAACTATGCCATTCAGAAATGGTCATTGCTTGAGGTGCGTGCAGAACTGATAGCACCGCTGTTCACACCAGCTTACACGATGGAAGCATTGGACAACTTGGCTGCAAACTTGGACAGCCTGCCAGCACCGCTGGATAGTGCGCTATATAAAGGCGGCACGTTCTTCTTCGGTGGCAGTGTTGATAAAAAGATACATGGTTTCACGGGCAGCACGCTTGCTGGCACGATTGAGACTGCTGAGTTTCCTATAACGGTGGGTCGTCACTCACTTGTGACGCGGACAGTGCCGTATTTCCGTGATGGCAGCGTGACGATGCAAGTGGGTGCGCGTGACAGGCAGGATGACGATGTCGTTTTTGACACTGCCGCATCGTTGACCGATGAAGGCTTTTGCCAACATCGCTCACAGGGTCGTTTTCATCGTGTGCGTATGAACATCACAGGCAATTGGGATTTCGCGCAGGGCGTTGAGATAGAGGGTCAGGCGCTTGGCAGACGCTAACTTTCAGCCACTGCCGCCGGAAGCAACAAACCCGCGTCAGATTAGCCAAGTCGTCAACAACGTGCTTGACGGCAAACTTAACAGCACAGGTTCTTTTGTCTGCACGGCCAGCGCAGCCACAACGGTTGTGACTGACTTTCGTGCAGGCAAGGACAGCATAATCCTGCTGATGCCACAGACAGCCAACGCTGCGGCAGAAGTGGGCAATGGAACGATACATGTTAGCAGCCGCGCCAAGCAGTCATTCACAGTCACACATGCCAACAACTCACAGACCGATAGAACTTTCGGATACGTCATTATTGGCTGAGTGGGAGCGTTGCGGCGACTACATTGAGGACGCACTGGAATATGCTCAATTTTCTCACACACTGGAAGATGTGCTGCGTGTTGTTCTTGCAGGAGACGCGCAGTTTTGGCCAGAGGCTAACGCGGCGCTTGTTACAGAAATTATTGATTATCCGCAACGCCGCACACTGCGTTTCTGGTTGGCTGGCGGCGATCTTGAAACGCTGCGGGATTTGGAAGTAGCGGCAATCGAATGGTCAAAGACATGGGGTTGTTCAGCTTCTGAAATAGTTGGGCGACGTGGATGGGTGCGCGCCCTTCAAGGCTACGAGGAAGCCGCAACAGTAGGAGTAAAATACTATGGGTAAAGGTGGTGGCGGCGGCGGCGCTCAAACAATCAATACACAGGTCGAGCCGCCTGCATATGCAAAGCCGTTCTTTGAGTTTGGTTTAGCTGAAGCCAAAGATCAGTATATGTCGGATATGCCGAGGTACTTTCCCGGCAGCACAGTCGTAGGCTTCTCGCCGGAGAGTGAGATGGCACTGACGGGTGTGCGTGACCGCGCTCTTGATCCAAACAGCCTGACAGCGCAGACGCAAAGCGTTGTGCAGCAAAACTTGATGGGTACAAACCCGTTAGCAATGGCAGCGTTTAGGCCGGTCATAGACACGGTGCAAAGCCAGTTCGCCAAGGCGGGGCGATACGGTTCTGGCGCTAATCAGCAGGCATTGGCATCAGCGTTGGCACCGGCTGCGTTGCAGGCACAGCAGGCAGCGATTAGGCAAGCGCCGTCAATGCAGAATCTTGATTTGCAACAGCTTGCACAGGTGGGTGGTGCGCGTGAGCAACAGGCGCAGGCAGAACTACAAGATAGTGTAAACAGGTTCAACTTCGATCAAAATGTAGATGCTGAAAAGCTG